GTCGTCCCGAATTGCACCTTGGTGGCCGTCCCGCCATAGGTCCATGCCCCGTAGGCGCTTGAATTGATCCCGTATAACTGGAAGGTGAGCGGTCCTGTCGTCACGGTTCCAACGGTGTAAAACTTATTGTTCAGCTCCGTCATCCCTGAAACGCCGGTAATATAGACAATATCCCCGGCAACGGGATTTGTTCCGCCTGCGCCCAACGTTGCAGAGATAACGCATGGGTTCGCCTTCGTCGCCCCCGTGATCGTCATGGCAACGTCAACCGCCGCAACAAAGTTTGTCAGCGTCCAAGTCGTGTGGGCGGTGCGCGAAAGCTTCCTGATGTTATGGTTTCTGGTCGCCAGATACAGAACGTCCGCGCTCTGCGTGACTTTCAGCGTCGGGAGGTCGGCTTCTGTGTAGGGATTCGCAAGCTCGTATGGCGTAGATGGTGCGGAAACGATCTGCGCCCCGTCCTTGAAAAAGCGGAAATATCCCTCCTCGGCGCACACGATATATGCCTGAACGGTGGAAAACTGGAACGGGATAAGGCGGGCGGCTTTTGTGCTGTCCTTCAACTCGGCAACGAAATACAGCCCAGGACGGGCCTGCGCCCCGCCCTCGACCATCGGAATAAAGTTCTCCATCACCCGGCAAGCACTCGCATATTTCTGTAAATCAATACGAGCGTCAAGCTTCGGAGTAACCTCACCGGCGTTGAAACTGTTGATAATAGGATCGACCTTCGGCATTATCTCCCCGCTGTCTCCCACGAATTTGAGCCGTTTTCGTCGGCTAAGTAATCCTGATCCAGACTTGCGCCTTTCGCACTCTTTACCGCCCGGAGATAAAGCTGCATCATCGCCTCAAACTTACTCGAACTCTCCGAAACTGAAAGAGCAAGTTCCGCTGCCAGTCTAAACGCAAGGCAGTTTATAAATGACGGTGCATACTTGGCCGGGTCTGTTACCTTTCTAACGTAGGTCATGTAGATGTTGTAATCTTCGCTCGTGCTGTCGTAGTCGGTCATGAGGCAAACAGTCCCGTCAGCGAGGGTCTCAAAGACGTACGGAGCAACCTCGACGGGCCAAATAGCCGGGTCATCCTTCTTGTCGGGGGCCAAACAAAGATAATCCGAAGGAATGGGATATGCATAATCGTAAGCCTCTGCATTCGCCGGGGACGTGGAGCTCTGCGAAAGCGCAACCCGAACGGTTGCAAACTTGGGCTTAACCCTTTCAAGAACCTCGTCCCGGATATATTCCCATACCATATTTGCCTTGACCGCATTTACAGCCCCATCCGTCAGGGACGTAATAGAAGACTTAGCCCCTATGCGCTGCAAGGCCATATTCACAATGCCGACTACGCTGTAAGCCACGGCTTAACCCTCCGATTTCTTCCCACAATTCAGCTTGTGCATCCGGATTTGCTTGGGAGTCCCTTTATAAGACCCGCAAATATCGCAATGTTTTTCCTCTGCGACAATTTCCTCCGGCTCGGACATGGATTTCTCGTTGACGATAACCTCCGGCCCCCTTACAACGGGAGCAACCACATGACCGTCCAAAGACCTGAAATGCCGCAGATTCCCTTTCCCATCCAAAGGCAAAGACTCAATAGAGCCGTCAAAAATGTCGCCCTTCTTGAACCTGTGCTTTTCGTGGAAGCAAGGCACAACACAAATGAACCGCATAAATCCTCCGTTGAAAAGGGGGCGACCCCCAATAAGGAGCCGCCCCGGTTAATTAAAACGTGGGCGCAGGCATCGGCGTAAAGTAAGCCGAGAACGTGTAATCCTCCGTCCCACCCGTTTCCATGTAATACAGCCTCACATATCGAAGCATGGGAATGCCCTGCGGAAGCGGAATGACGATCTGGCTTCCTTTGGTGAGGTTCGCAGCGAGGGCCACCGCCGTGCAAAGAATCGCATCGGCGTGAGTCGGTTCGCTGGTCTTATGCACGACCTCGAAGGTGTACCCCGTCGCAGCGGTCGTCACGGCTTCGACGTTGATGATAATCGCGGCAGGCATACCCTTTTCCCACCCCGGAACCGTCTGTTCCGTGTCGAGAAAATAGGTAGAATCCGCGCTTGCGGTAACCTGCTGGCTCTTGCTCAAAACAAGTTTGTAATCTCTGTAACCCATTTTAGAACCTCCTTTTTAGCTGATCGCCGTTTCGGTGTTGAGAATCGCATCGCAAACCTGAACCGGGACACCACGGAAATACAGAACAGGCTTACCGAAAGCATCGGCGTTGGCGACATAATTGACGTTGTTTTTGTCCTTCACCTTAATATCCATCTGCGTCCGGATCGTCCTGTTGACGTAGATTCTCGTGGCCGGGTTCTCTCCCATATCCGGCAGGCGATTCAGCGCGGTAATAAGCTTATCGTCGTCGAAAATGTTGTCCGCACCAGTCGTCTCGATATTGGCAATTCTCTGAACGCACCGTTCATCCTGCACGAACAGACCGCATCTCCATTTGAACTGCGTCACATACGCCACAAACTGCGTATTGGAAGTGACACCGGACACAAGCTGCTTCCCAAGGTCGTTGATCTCAAGGCCCGCCTGAGTGCCCTTGGGATAGATCAGGTGCGCTTTTTCCGGACCCCATTCAACCGCCCAGATGGAGGTCGTGTCGGACCCGCCCCCGCCCGCAAGCTGCACGTTGTAATACCACGTGCTGTCGCCGTTGGGATAAACCGTCGAACTGTCGAACATGACAGCCAGCCCGTTGAATCCGAGAACGTCATCCCCGACGCTTCCATAAATAATTTCGTCGGCCACGGACTGCGCCATCGCCTCGATAAAAGCAGAATCCTTGCGCTGACGAACAGCACCGGCGTTGGAACCCGCAAGCCTGAGAATTTCCTCGTCGATCTGGCTCATGGTCTCAAAGAGACTCATGGGCGCGGTAACGGGGATTTCCTTGTGTGCGGACTTCAGAACGCCGTCGTTGATTGCCCTTTTATAGACCGTGGGCAGGGCAGACTGACGGTTCCCGACGTGCGAAAGAATCTGATTTGCTTCGAGAATCGGAACTTCTCGGACAATCGGGTTTTTTCTTGCCAACGTCTGCGCGACGAAAATCAGGCGCACATTGTTGGGGTCGATCATTTTTGCAAGGTCAACGAGGGTATAGACCCCTCCGATATTAACTTCGGACATTGTTTATCCTCCTTTGGCAAAATCGCCCATTGTGGTGTAATTCATACCAATTTTCGGAGGATCGCCCTTTCCACCGGAACCCTGCACGGAAACATCCTCCCCGGTCTTTTTCGCAAAAGCGAACACCATGCGAACAAAAGTCGGGTGATTCCCCATGCCGGAATCGTCGAGAAAGGCTTTTTCCTCCGGCTTGGCGTATTTTTCAATGAATCTACTGGTTAATTGCACGGCGACGGGATACTGTTCACCTAACTCTGTCTTGATTGCGGTTTCGGCTTCGGTTCTGGCCTTGACAACTGCTTCCTGATTAGCCTTAACCATTTCTCCGATGAACTTATCCCATGCCCCTCCGATCACCTTTGCCTGTTCCTTGTTCAAATTGGCGGCATGAAACGTGCTTTGCGCCCATTCCGTCAACTTGGGATCATGCTCAACCCCTTCTCCCTTCGGAAATTCATAATCCTTGGGAGTTTCAGGCTTTCCGAGTGACCGATAAAACGCTTCCAACTGTTCCGGGGTTGTCATCTGCCGGTTTGAAAATAGCGCCACTTAGCTTCGCTTCAAGTTCCGAAGCCTTTGCCGCCTTCCCTTCCAGTTCTGTAACCTTTCCCAACTTTTCGAGATGTGCCTTTGCAAAATCTCCCAATGTTTTATGTGCGGTAAAGGTTGTTTCACCCTTCAGGTCTGCCGGTAATTGAGCCACCCATGCCGGTGTACTTTCCCCGGTTCCCGCTCCGGTTCCTGTCCCTTCGCCGGTTCCTTCGCCTTCTAACATCTTGTATCCTCCTTATTGAAAAAGCATTGATTCTCTGTTCTCGCGTTCATTCAGGGCAAACACCACCAAAGCCAACGTAGCTGTCGAAACAAGATGAAATGCGTGGTTCCCAATGATGTTCACCGCTATAATCAAAACTGCCGCCTGTAAATATCTGTTCTCTGCCTTTATGGTCGTTGAAACAAAGTAAGCCAACATCAAGAGAACACCTATCAGCCCGTAATTAAAGAACGTATTGGCATACTCCGAATGAAGCATATTTCCGGGTTTCCAAGTAACCCCAGGCCCCCAACCGAAGATGAACGTCTGGATGCTGTGCGTTGTCGATTCCCATGCGTCTTTCCAGTACATGATTCTTGCGTTTGAAAATGGGGCGTCATGATACTTGATCCCGTAAACAACCACCGCAGGCAGAACGCTTATCACAGCCCACTTCACGCCCCCGAAAAGGAACGCCACCCCGATAATCGCCGCAGCAAAGGCTGTCGTGGTCTTTGTCAGCAACAAGGCCACGAGAATAACCGGGAGTAAGCATAGCCTTGTTTTCCTGAAGGACTCATCTTTGTTTAGAAAGAACGGGATAGAGATAGCCAAGTATGCCGCAAGGAAATTCTGGTTTCCTAACGTCCCGGCGGCCACGTTCCCGCTCGTGCTAACCAAATCCACACAATTCTTGAGGAACCACACAACGGGGTCAAATCCCGAAACTTGCATAATCCCCAACATAGCCTGCAAGGTAGCCACGAGGCAGATAACATTTCCCCATAGGCTCAAGGGAATATCGCCCCTGTAAACAGCCCTATAAAAGATCAGCCCGGCTATCATCAAAAAAACTGAATCGTTGATCGCATAGAACCACGGAGCCAGCTTGTTCAGGTCCATGAACGATAGGGTATATCCCGCTATGACCCAACCGCACAGGTAAGCCCCGAAGCACTTAACCCATGTATTAATCGGATATGCGTTCTCGTCTTTGAAAAGAAACAACAGCAATAAAGACGATAGAATAAGCGTATTCGCATGTCCGTAAAACACGCTCTGCCCCCAAATCCCGAATGGAATCAGGGCAAAGCAAGCAACGGGGATATATCTCATTACTGATCCGCCGTCAGTCTTTCAAAGTCCGTCCCGTTTCCGATAACGGTAATCGTCTTCAGGGTGGCCGCACTAACACCCGTCGCTCCGGACTGCTTGAAGGTCAGGGTATTACTGGAACTGTTGAGAATGTAGAAAATCTTGCCTTTATTCGACGCCGCCGTCCCGGTGTAGGACATCGTAAACGTAGTCGTTCCTGATCCACCCGTAATCTTGTAAACAGTGGGGGCAGGGATGGAACCCGTCACGGAGTATGCCGCACCAGACCCGGCAGTGTAGTTATACGTGACATAACCGCTAACAATCGTCTTGTTTGTCAAAGACTTAGCATTGTCAGAGGTCACAATGTCGTTCAGTTCGGCTGCTGTCCCCGTTACAGCAGTCCCGCCAAGCTGAAGCGTCCCGGTCACGTTTACCTTGCCGGTAAATTTCATATCGTCGTCGATTGTGGTAGCCGACACGACACCCGCCGCGAAAACCATCAAAACCGCCATCAAAACGCACAGCAACCTCTTCATAACTTTATCCTCCTGTTTTCCTTGTCTTTGGTGTAACCGACTGCAACGCCTTGATAACGTCGCCCTTTGTCCCGAACGAAAACACACCCATCTTTGCTAAAATCGCCACGCCAACATTATATTCCGCTATCATCGCCGGATTATCCGGGTTCAATGTTTCCCCGAAATGCGTCAGGCTCAAAATGTCCGAAAGAACCTCCTGCCCTAAACTTGTTCCAAAAAGCAGGCGGTATTTCGCCATTAACTCATTCATTTCATCGAATCCATCAGCTTCTTAGATGTCGGATGGTCATAGAGAATGCCAATCTTTTTCAGCGCTTCAGCCTCTTCCTGTTTTTCGTTTGCCATCCTGGTGGCTGCTGCTTTCGCCTTATTCATTCGTTCTGGATTCTGATGAATTACTTCGGCGTCCGCCAGTGTTCTCGCGTCGCACTCTGCCTGCCATTCATTATCACTTACTGCCTCTGGATAATTTTTCATAACTCCCCCCTTATTCAGCCGCGCTCCCGTTCATCGTTCCACCCGTAAGCATATCAAGTGCGCTGCCGCCCTCGATAGCCTTACCCGCACCAGGCAGGGCATTCGCAATCTTCGCAAGGTCATCAACCCCTTGAATTGCTTCCTGTTGACGAGCCCTCATGTCCCTAACCATCGCAACGTCATCTTTTGGCCTCAAAACAGAAGCAGGGGCGCGATTTGCCTTAAATACCTTTCTAATCATCTCGTCGCCGTCCAACACGTCCCTTGATTCAGGTAAAATGTTGATGATCTGCGCGGCTGTTTCCAATGCGGCCTTTAGCCCCTGAGTCTCAAACATAACCTTCTGCGCCTGCGCCAACGGCCCAAGGTAGTCAATTTCAATGTTCGCCCCTGAAAACTCCCTTAAAACATCCGGGTCCGGGGGGAGCCTTTTTGCTTCATATTCAATATCCCACACCCGGTCGATGATCTGGTTGAACGCCTCAATGTTTAATGTATCCGTTCTGGTAGCCAAAACAGCCGCCTTCTCACCGGCCATCTGGATAACCTGAGTAGCCGTGAGAAAAACCTTGTTGTATGCGGCCTGAGACAGCATCAAGAAAAAGTCCACGTTGAAGTGACGCTCTATCGCCTTGGCCGTGCGTTCCCGCATATCAATCAAAAACGGAACCTGAATGCCTGTATTTAAGGGTTGTGGGGCATCTCCCATCTGGTCAACGAATGTCCATCCCCTTGCATTGTTTTGGATTCTTCCTCTTAAATCTTCGGGGGCAATCATCGGCGGCTCGGCAATTTTCTGCCCCGCAATAAGGTTTGTTCTTGCTTCCTGCTGCCCTAACATGATTTCGGCGTAAGCATCCCACGCGGGCGACCGACCATAAATCTCATCCGTCTCCGTCCTGTATCTCCACCCGATAGACGGGAACCGCCTATATCCACCTTCGGAAAGAATCTTGTTGCCCTTGGATTCCAATATCCAATAAGAGGCCCACGGCTTACCCTTGGCGTCGGCCCTTTCTGGATCAAAATCCGCTCGTGGCTGAACCGCATGAAGAACATAAACTTCCTCGTAAGGGTTCTGTTCGTATTTCTGCTTGAACTGTTCGTCAACCTTTACCAATGTCTCAATCCCGAATCTCTGGACAAGGTTTCTAACCGTTACCTGAAAACGTCTGTAAAGGGTGTCAACAAGCCCGTTTTTGTCCTCTGCGATGCAGTATTCCCGGAAATGTAAGGGAGTGAAAAATATCCTGCTTTTCCCAACATCTTCTTCTATGTCCATCGCGGCCGTCCCGATAGACCCACCATCCCTGAAGAACTGCGGCATGACGGCGTAGAAATTCGACCTCAAGAACGCAGAGCGCATGGTTTCCTCACAATCATTCAGCCATTGCGCTACTTCGTCTATGTCGTCTATCCGCTTTCCGGTGTATCTTCGCATCATGCTCGTTCTGGAGAAATTGGCCGCATGAGGAATAGTAAGAGAAAACCAATCCAGGTTAGGGCTGCATAAATACCCATACATCCCGTCAGCCCAAAGATTCAGGGCTGAAATAGCTGTGCCGTCAAAGACATTCCCTGTAAGTTTCTGCCCCTTGACAGTGCTGTTAATCGGCCTTGCCTGCCGGACGAACTCAAGAATATCGTCCACGGTAGCCTCAAAGGGTTGCTTAATCAGCTTTAAGTATTCGTGATACTTAACAATGTCCCTTGCACGTTGTTCTTCTGTCATCTGTTCGGCCATCGGCTACCCCATTTTAGAAAGAAAAAGGCCAGCGCCGGATTTCTCCGGATCACTGGCCCTCGTATTGGCTCTCTTTTTTGCTATGGCACTCGAAGTGCTCGAAATTGTGTTATGCTATCCAAGCAAAGATGCTTGATTCCCCTCCTCGGTGTCTTTAACAACAAACAATGGTTCTCGCGGGGGAGGAATCTTAAACCATGTTCCCTCGCAGTGGTTTATTGATAGGCACTGATTTTTCTTATTACCAAACTCACTTCTTTCCATTATAAAAAACCGTTCATTTATCTCCGCAATGATATAATCAATATCAAATTCACCATAATTACATCTCGTTCTTCCGGCAATTATGGGAACAAAATAATTATTGGAAACGCTGTTCTTTTTTCTGGCACGCTTAATTTGAATCTTCTTAAATCCACGGCTTGTCTCAATTACGCAATCCACCGGGCCGTTTTGAATTACGGGAGAATAAACCCCATACCCTCGCGTCAGCAGTTCGGTGGCTACTTTCAATTCGGTAATTGATCCCTTTAATGCCTTGTCATTCATATACCGTAGGACTCTGCTTCTTTATTCGGCCGTCGAACGGCTCTAAATTTCTAACTCGTTAATCTAACTGTCATTCTGTCATCTTTAACCATTATTTTCCACATGAACGTCCACAACCTGTTGATATAGCCGCACTTCGGGCATTTTATTTCTCCATCAACGCTTTTCGCCTTCATCAACAGCCTCTTGCACTTAACACAGCGGATTTCAGTCATTCTTACCCCAACGCTTGCGCTTTCTCGGTTTGGGCCGGGGTCATTAGAGACTGATCCGAACCCGTTAAGATCGTGGATTTCAAGCCCTGCCGCTTACGAAGCCTCTCCGCTTCAGCCATTGCAGCAGCCCTTGCAGCAGCCTTCAGAGCGGACGTATCCCCTGCGGGTGAATCCGATGAGGGAACCGCCGTGACCTCGTCTGTTCCGAATATCCCTGTTCCGAAACGATTTGTTTTCCATGTAAATAGGTCCGTAAATGCACTCATACTGACAACCTCAACCTTCCCCCATCCCTGAGACCAAGCATTAAAGGAGAGCCAACCGGCTGTTCTACCTCTATCCTGTTGCGGGACGGGAACCGAAAAGTCTTAAATAAATCATACGCATACGCCCACATATCCAATATATCGACGTGGTAAAACGGGAACTTCTGCATTTCCTCAAGAATCGCGTCTATGTATCTTTTGGGAATCAACGTAGAATAAAACAACTTCCCATTATTCAACGGCCATTGAAGGGCTTGCTCTACCCTCTTTTCTTTAGACCGCCCACCAGGACGAAGCAAAACAAGATTCCCCGCTTCCAGAGAAAGACGCCTGCCCTTCGTCCGCAATGCGTTTGAAATGTGCATCTCGGTCGTAGAAAGACCAACCTTCTCAACCCCGAACTGCTGAATAATGCCATGCTTGAGATACATTAGCACAACGCCGTCTATCCCCTCTGAATGGCTCATTTTATCCGCTTCTACATCCAAAAGATAAACATTGCTCTGCCCAATATCGTCAATAAAAGGCTCTATCCCGACAACACCGTAAGACCACAAATCGCTACTCTTTTTCTCGGTCTCATCTCCGCCCGCCTGATCCAGCACCATGAACTTAAAAATGTTCTTCGGGATGAACTTCGGGTCTATGGGCTTCAAAAAGGCACCGCTTAAACTTATGTCCGATGTAGGCGTGGGATTACATAACTGCTGAGAGTTAAAGTGGACGCTCATCTTCGCCTTGGCCCATGCCTTTTCATCCATCAGGACCGGCTCCCCGTCCCTCGTTCCATCCTCCGAACCGGGAACCAACCTTAAATGATAAACCTTCTTCCCGTCTGGATATTCCATGTCCCTAATTTTTACATTCGGCCCGAAGTGGCTGTAATAAGTGCCTATCACTCTTGTCTGGTCTGTATCGTTCCCTGTCCCAAGGTTGACCGATGCCATCTGAAACTTTGAATAAACCTTTGCCAACATATCCGGAGACTCCCTAATGTCATCCGTCTCCAAGTCGTCAAAGACGTTTCGCTCAAAATGGGAACCCGTCGGCATACCCTCGATCAAACCGTGCGCCTCAATCGAAGATTCCTTTCTTGAAGGATTGTTGCGCTTCAGGATCAAGCCGTCATCTTCCGACCATTTGGGAGCCTCTACATCCGGCCTTTTCCACAATACATCCGGGAAACACCATTGCAAAAGCTCCGATTCTTCCATCAGAACTTTCAAAGAACGCAAGGGCTTCTTCGCCGCCGGTCTTGCGTAACAGAATATCCCGGTACATTTATCCGGGTTCTTAACCTCAAACTGGAACGTCTCTGCCTGTGTGATGATGGTACTTTTCCAGTGGAACCTGGCCCATATATCCAGCGTGTCAGTCCTCGGCCCCAACTGGACTTCCCTGCATCTGTTCACAACAAACGGATGATCCGCCGCCTCTATCCCAAACCCGAACCGAACCAGAAACCATAAATCCTGCGCGAATAATGTCCGTAGAAATTCCCGCTCTCCCCATATCCCGGACTTCACATTCTGGAACCCGGTAACATAATCGTTACTATACCATGTCTTATATTTACCCGTTGCCCATTCAGCAGAAGATAAGGCAATCTCAGGATGTCGCTCGAACTTTATCATGCCTTTACCTTCGTTACCTTCTTGCGGTATGAGTCAATCAGCACCATCGAAAGCATCTGAATCGAATACGCCTCAAATTCACGGCTCGGTTCATATTCGTTAATTTCTTTACAAATCTCCTGCCAGACATGGACGGCCTCATGGGTCAATAACCCCGATACCACACTAAGATCCCGCCCCTTCTTGATGCACACGATACAGCAATCAGAGGGGCCGTTTATCTTGTGAACAACCCCGTCTTTTCCTTCCGGTATCCACTCCGGCCATGTTTCTTTCGGGATCTTCAAGCTTTTTAATACGCCGTGAAACTCAACCTCGCTTACACAAAGGCAAAGGTGCAATGGAGACTCTATCAATGTCCGGTCAAGCCATTCCGCCTTTGTTTTCTTCATGCAAATCTCCGGCAAATATCCCCAAGTTTAGCCGCTGCTACTGTCTTAATGGCCGGAACCCCAACCGGCCTGCTTTGTTTCCCAACGCCACGGTTTCTTATGTTTCGATTCGGCCCCGGTTCGCTCCGGTTAGCAGAGGTTTTAGTGGCCCGCCGTGGTGCGCTTGCCGTAGAATCGCATAACATAGGACTCCTGGCAGAGGCGTGGCGGGCATCTACTGTCTCAAATCCCGCTTATCCAACGTCTCGACGATCTCACCCGGAGTCAGTAAAGTATCCTCCGGTATCTCCAACGGATCACACCAACAATCACACCCACCATGATCCCCCGGTATATCCCGGTGGATATACAACTTCCCCCCACCCGTACCCATAATCAGTTCGTCCATTTCAGCACCCCTGATAATTACAATGCGGTATCACCCACCCAACCGCCGGATATATCTTGACGCACTCCTCAACCTTGGGGTTGCTTGGCATCCCCTTCTTAGGTGGCTTGGCCCCCTTTGGCTTGTCGTCCCACTTGATCTTAACGTGCCGCTCCCGATACTCCTTAGTAATCGGTATGATCTTCACGCTCATAAACTCACCCGGTTACAAATCCTAACCTACTCGTTTCTGAAAAATTACGCCGCGCCTACGAAGAGGGTGCCCGCATATCCCGAAGGTCCGGGATTTCCCCCCTCCCCCCCCTGCTGAATCCCTACAGGCGACCGACCTCAAATCCCCCCTGCCGGCCCCTACCTTCCACTTTGCCTCATGATCCAGGTTGAATGTCATATAAACAGTGTTATGTAAACTAAATTAAAATCCTGTATTGAATAAATACGCACACTTACGCAGTGGGGGGCGTATCGGCCGGAGTTATGTCAACCAAATCCTGCATTGTATCCTTATTATTATGCGATGCCCCTCCACTCTGGTTGATCGTTATGCCTGACAGGTCGATATAGGTCACGCTCGTGGGTGCCTCCGGAGCCTGCTTAACCACTGGCTGTGCTCGGTCATAGATCATTTGTGCAGCCGCTAACGCAGTAGAATCCTTAACCTTTTCAATGTCGCCGAACGCCTCTCCAGCTACCAGTGATTTGATGGCTCGGTGCGCGGACTTGACCATCTTATTGGACGTTAAATCATACTTGCCTGCTATTCTACCTTTGATGCGGTTTGCGTAAGCGGGCGTGATCCCTAACATTTTGGCGATGGCGTTTCCTGATACGCCCTCCGCTGCCAGGGCGCCGATTGCTATCTGGTTAGCTGTGAGAGAGAGAGGCGGTTCGGCTGGTTTTGGTTT